CGGTGTAGTAATTTCGGACGCGGGTTCAACTCCCGCCAGCTCCACCAAAATTCTTCAAAGATGGTTCCAGTGCCATCCGCAGAAGTCCTGAAAGCCCGCAAGGCATAAGCCCTGCGGGCTTTTTTGTGTCTGTAACCTTCCGAGGCGATCCGCCTGAATCCAGAGATAATTGGTACACGTTTAGGTACACGCTATAATGTGTACCTAAAAACGTGTACCAATTATGGACGGAAACCAGTCATGGCGCGGATGACACGCCCCCTCACCAACAATGAAATCCTCAAAGCTAAACCTCATGAGAAAGACTTTACGCTGCACGATGGCGACGGGCTTTTCATGCTCGTCAAAACATCCGGTAAGAAGCTATGGCGTTTTCGCTACCAGCGACCAAATAGCAGCAGTCGCACAAATCTCAGCCTTGGCTCTTATCCTGCCCTAACACTCGCTGTCGCACGCCAAATGCGTGACCAATATCTTTCGATGCTTGCGCAAGGGATTGACCCGCAGAAGCAGCAAGAGGAAGTTTCTGAGCAACGACAAATTGAGCTGGATAGCATTTTTTTTGTTGTTGCCGGAAGGTGGTTCCAGCTTAAAAGCAAAAGCGTCACCGAGGATTATGCGAAGGATATTTGGCGATCGCTGGAGAAGGATGTCTTCCCTGCTATCGGTGAAATTTCTGTTCAGGCACTCAAGGCCAGAACGATTGTTGAAGCACTGGAGCCGATTAAAGCTCGCGGTGCACTTGAGACAGTTCGCCGGTTGGTGCAGCGCATCAACGAAATCATGATTTATGCAGTTAACACCGGGTTAATTGATGCGAATCCTGCTTCGGGCGTTGGTATGGCTTTTGAACGACCAAAAAAACAGAACATGCCAACGTTACGACCGGAAGAACTGCCAAAGCTAATGCACTCATTAGTGATGTCCAATCTCTCAATCACCACTCGCTGTTTAATTGAGTGGCAGCTTCTTACTCTCGTGCGGCCGTCAGAAGCCTCGGGAACACAATGGGCAGAGATCGACTTCGATTTAAGCCTTTGGGTTATTCCAGCGGAGCGCATGAAGGCCAAGCGCGAACATGTCGTTCCTTTATCGAAACAAGCTCTAGAAATTCTTGAGGTTATGCGACCTCTGAGCGCCAACCGGCAGTATGTTTTTCCAAGCCGTAACGATCCCAAACAACCAATGAATAGCCAAACTGCGAATGCTGCATTAAAGCGTATAGGCTATGGCGGCAAGTTGGTTGCTCATGGTCTTCGTTCCATAGCCAGTACCGCGCTCAACGAAGCCAGCTTTAACCCTGATGTCATTGAGTCAGCTCTTGCACATACCGATAAAAACGAAGTTAGGCGAGCATACAACCGTTCTACCTATCTTGAGCAGCGTAAAGATATGATGAGTTGGTGGGGCACATTCACCTATAAAAGTTAGCCCAACATGAAATGTATTAGCTTAGATTTGACCTGACACAGCTATGGCACAGAGCCAAATCTAATCTAACAGGCAAGCCTGTGCCAAAAGCGGAAACTTCAAGATTCAACTATGAGATCATTACGAATAAAATAGATGGCTAGTCTTTTGGTTTTTAACAACTGAGTATTAGTGATATTAGGCCCGTTGAAGCGGGCCTCACTTATCAATTTGAGGTGGAAAATAGTTTAGATGATCAAAAAAAATAATTGAAACGTAAAAGTTATGCTCAATTAGATAGTAATTAGCTCAGAAATTTTTTTTGCCACGATTGTCAGTGTATCTTCAGCCGTGTCTAGACCGCTTCGGGAGCCAAGTAAAGGGCTGACATTCCGGAGTGCTTCATAGGTAGTATTGTGCACAATAGGAACAAGTTGATTGCGCGCTAATAAGGCTGAAAGCTCTTTATCAGCAACGCCTTCTTTGGGAAGCCGGTTCAAAAAAGCTGGAGTTACCAGTACTAATCCAACCCGAGAATTTGCTAAGCCTTTATCAATGGCACGCATCATAGGAACCCCGAGGGAAAGATCTTTCTCACTGAACCATACTTTTACACCTGCCGCCTCAAGTAAATCATGTAACTCTTTGGCTACACCTTGGCGGTCATCCCAAGCGTGGCATAGGAATACATCGCGAAGATCTGGTTGTTCTGCCGCTCGTTGCTCAACTGTTTCTCTAATTGGTGTGAGTGATTGTACCTGGGCGGTCGTGTAGTAAACCGATGAACTGGATTTTGACCAGCGTGGTTTTGTGCTGCTACTGCCTCCGCCTCGACTTACGTTACTGCTATTATTTCCTCCATTTGGTGAGGAGTAAGACGGAGTGTAATTCTCATAGCGATAGCTACTGCGATAACCACTGCGATTGCGACAGGCAGGACAAGCGGCAGCAGCTGCTGCTGAACTATGTCCTCGAACGGGGGCGGTGCATCTGCTCATATTATGGATTTCCCTTATTATTTTTAAAAGTTCATGCTGTTGTAGTGATACATAAGAATTAATAAATGTTTTTGGCTAAAAATCCAACAGCCATCCGAAGGTAATTTTGATCTTAATCACGTTACACAATCAAATATTTATTAGCATTTCAGTTCCACCCACCTAAGGTGACCTCAGGCTTTTGTATGTGAGCATTAAAACGTGATGCTTGCGCGAATCTGCAATGTCCTCCTCTCGCTATAAGCAGACTGTCAGATTTGATTGTGTGCTGCCGATGAAAACTGTCAGCTCAAGTCTGAGCTAATACACATGAAAGGAAGCAAATTGCGCCCAAGAATTACATAAAGAGGTCAGCGCGCAATGCTATCCCCGCCACGCCTGCCCGCTTTATGCACCGCTTTTCATGCAGGTGCATAATGTGGGCAGAGCCGCGGCCGTTATGGCCTGAATGGGAGAAAGCGGTACATGATTTTGCATGCAGATCCATGCACGCTATGCATGCACGGCTCTTTACAAAGCGGCTCGCCAGAAAAAGGCTTCAGTAAGACAAAGGACAGGAATAAAAAAGCCGCTGGTTATGCAGCGGCAGTGTGAGGGATTAATGAATCTGGCGGAATGCAGAGCCATAACGGCCCAGCGTTTGGCGTTCTCTTGCTGTTTCCGGTGATGGTACCGGTATTTTTTCCGGCTGTGGCGGTGCGGTGATGACCTTTGTGATGCTCTCATTCGTCTTGAAGGTACAGGAGCAGTCCAGGTTAGTGCACTGGTGATAACGCTCTTTTACCTGCTCTGACATATAGCGGCTCGATTTGGTATGTGCCGCGCTTTTGCAGTAGGGACAGTGCATCATTTCTGGCTGCCCTCCTGAAGTTTTGCACGCTGCGCCCGGATTGATTCAGCCAGCTTCTGGCGGCGCATAGGATGGCGGTAAAGCTCCATATCAATACCCGTAAGCGGCGGGCGATACAGACCAATATTCTCCAGCAGCGGAGCCTCATTTAGTATGCTGTCTGGCAGAGCAGCCGCCGCCCGCGTCAGCGCTTCACCGACCAGATATGCCACGTCCTTAATACTATCCCGGTCGTCTCCGGCAAACGTCGGGGAAAGCTCTTCACGACGGAGACGTAGCTTAATGGCCCACAGCAGCGACGGACTTACGTTACGCAGGGCTGACTGCCAGTGCGCATCCGCGAACCCGGTAAAAGCCTCCCGGTGCGATTCAACATACTCTTTACCACTTCCGCAGCATTTCAGCATTGCCTCCTGCTTATCCAGCGCCAGCTCTTTAAGCAGCCCGCCGAACTCATCGGCCAGTTCACGGCTGGCGATGCGCTGAGAATGTTGGGCGCGCAGCTCGTCAGTGAGGTTGCCTCGCAGGTTGCGAAAGCTCGTGCGCCAGCTGCTCTCGGCTTCTTTCCCTGCCTCGATGGCTTCCTGCTGTTCTTTTTCACAGCGGGCGATATCGGCGCAGATGCCGTTATAGGCTTTCATCCTTTCGGTATGTTCAGCGCGGGCTTTCTCGAAGCGTTCCAGTGATGCAGGTCTCTGTTCCAGGGTGGTCATTATTGTCTCTCATCGTCTGTAAAGGACGAGGCCATTCTGTCGTGTACCACAGGACAGCGCATTTTATTGCTTTCCGCCTGTCGATGAACAAACAATGGCATAACCGGTACGGGATGGCCCCTTAACTGATGATATTTCTCATATAACTGTTCACTGGTATTCACTGAAATAAAAAAGGTAATAAATACAACACTTAAAGCAGTAAACACTTTAAAATTAAGTCTTCACTGAGTATTCACCTGTGTTCACACAGCCTCAGATAACAGCTTTTTTCTGGCGAGCCTTTTTCAGATTTTAATTCTATTAATAAAAGCTTTTTAATCGCTGAAAGCTCTTAAAAGGCAAACGCTGGCAAACGTTGGCAAACAAAGGCAAACAGGAGGTAAGAGAAGTACTTTTTGCTCATTTTTCAGCAATCAGGGGGGTGTTTACTTCACCAGAAATATAACCAGAATAGGGGGTTACCTGAAGACACCACCGGAACCGGACAGCATCGGCCGGACTCATTATGAGGTAACACCATGCACGCAGCTTCATCCGTACCAGCCCCTGCCATTCCCGTAATCCGCGATGCCATTTATCCGCGCGACCGCTTTATGCGCCTGCCGGAAGTCATCAGCACCTGCGGTCTGTCACGTTCGACCATTTACGATTTAATCAGCCGGGAGCAGTTCCCGTCGCAGATTTCCCTCGGCGGTAAAAACGTCGCCTGGCTGGCGTCAGAGATTGACGGCTGGATGCAGGCCCGCATCGCACAGCGCGCCGGAGGTACAGCATGATTACGCTGAATTTCGGCACAAAAACCTTTCCGCTCACCCGCAAAGAAGCTGCCTTTGTCGCGGAAAGTCTGCCGTCAGCGGTCAGCGGCAAACCCGTCACGGCACCGGCTTTTACCAGTGGAACGCACGGCCATATTTACGTGCTGAGTAAAAAAGCGAAGCCTGCCAGGCAGCGGGCGAAGAAAGAGAACAGAGAATTCCGATCAAATCCGCCGCAATCCGATCACGTCCTGACCGGTTGCTGAGGAAATCGCCCCGATGTACGAAAAAAGGCTTTTCTCTGGCGAGCGGCCGTTATACAGTTTTTGTGCTGCCGCAAAATCGGCAGCCGGGCGTAGGAACCCGTGTTACTCAATGGCGACACCAGACGCGCCATGCGTCTTTTTTTGTGTCTATGCCTCAGTGCACCCATTATCCGGGCAACGGTTCTTTCGCCGTTGTGCCGTCTGCGTAATGGTGGCTCGGGCGGGGCAGCTTTCGGGCTGGCCGGTATCCATTGAGGCCGGTATTCCTACCCCCGTCCGGGCTACCACCCATGAGCGTAGGAACTCCGGTGGTAGCAGCAACCGCTACTCAATGGAGATTGTCCTCATGACAACGGTCCTTACTGCCGCTCACTCTCAATTCACCTTTATATTTGCCGCCATACGCCGCACCGATGCCGCCGCACGTCCCTGCATGCTGCGCACCGTGGCCGGCGATGAGCGAAGCGCCCGCGCCAGCCTCGCCCGCGATTATGTCCTGTCCTTTGCCGGCCGTCTGCCGGTTAAGGCGGTAGTCGCATGAACACGCTCACAAAGCGCCTGAATAACAATGAGACCTACCCCATTCCCCACGAGGACTATCTGCGTCTGCTGCACGCGCACGCGGTCGGGGTGACCGTGCTTGATATGTTCGACTCGGTGAACGGCATGAGCGCGCGCGGCTGCGTGCCTGACGGCGCGGCGCTGGCCTCGGTCGTCGCCCTGCTCACCGACCAGCTCGGTAAAGTCGTTGAAACCTGTGAATCCCGGATGTTAGTCACGGAGGCCCGCCATGATGACCGCTAATCACTCCTGCCTGCCCGTTGAGGTACGCACCGCCGTTTACCGCCGCGCGCTGGCGCAGGGGTATCTGAATGCCTGCAAAAACCTCGGCATCACCGTATCCGCCACGCTCGATGAGTTGCAGATGACGATTGCCCTTGAGCTGGAAGGCTTTTATGTGCGCCGTCACGGCCCTGATGCGGGCATGGAGATGGCCTGCACGATGCTGGGCGATATGGTTGAGCCGGACCTGCTGACCGCACCGCCGCGCCTGACGCAGCTCGGCGTCACCATGATGGATGAACTTTTCCGTAGCCAGCTTGCGGCCGCCAGCCGCATCACGCTGCACTGAGGGAGAAAATGCAGATGAAACATATTGTCTCTGACACCGTAAAGGCGGCCACCGGATTCTGGCCGCAGCTTCTGCCTGCCCTCGGTATCAGCGTGCTCGCCGGGGGGCGACACGGTGCCTGCCCGGCGTGCGGCGGTAAAGACCGCTTCCGTTTTGACAATCAGGACGGGCGCGGAACGTGGCTCTGTAACCAGTGCGGGGCCGGTGACGGCCTTAACCTGGTAGAAAAGGCGCTCAGTATCAGCGCTAAAGAGGCCGCCATGAAGGTGGCCGGAATGCTCGGCACGCTGCCGGAGTCAGCCCCGGTTATGCATGATGAAGCCGCAGACAAAAGCCGCGCGCAGGCAGATGCCGCCGCACGGGCACAGGCAATTATAGCCGCCGCCGTCAGCCGCACGGACAACGCCTACCTTTTAGCTAAAGGGCTGCACAGCACTGAAGGGTTAACGCTGGCTACCGGTCTGCGCTGTGGCGGTATCAGTTTTGCAGCTGGCGATCTGCTTGTCCCGCTAACCAACGAAACCGGCAACGTCGTTAACATCCAGCTAATCAGCGCCGCTGGCGACAAGCGCACCCTGCCCGACGGACAGGTGAAAGGCGCTTATCACCTTGCAGGCGAGCCGGACAGCAAAACGCTATGGCTCACTGAAGGGTATGCTACCGGCCTGACGGTGCAGCGCCTGACCGGACAACCGGTTTACGTGGCGCTCAGTGCCAATAATCTCCCGGCGCTTGCTGCACAGTTACGCAAAACCAATCCTGATGCGCTGATGCTGATTGCCGCCGATCGTGACGACAACGGCACAGGCCAGCTTAAGGCAGAAGAAGCCGCGAAAGCCTGTAACGGTAAGGCCGCTTTACCACCTGAAACCGGCGACTGGAACGACGTCTGGCAGACAAAGGGCGACATCGCGACGCAGGCGCTACTTACCACCTTCACTCAACCTCATAAGCAAAGCCCGTTTGAGTCGGTGAGCGAAGCCGACCTTAAAGCCATGAGCGCCAGCGAAAAAGCGGAGCTGCTGGTCGATCACTACGGGCAGGCGCTGGCCGTGCCGCCCGTTGGAGAGGAAATCTGCCGCTACGAGAACGGCGCGTGGCAGGTGATGCCGGTACAGACGTTGCGCCGCGAAATCGCTGCGCTGTTTCAGAAGGTGCGCGCTCCGTTTTCAGCGGCCGGAATCGGCAGCGTGCTCGATACGCTCAAACTAATGGTGCCGCAGATGGGCGAACCGGCGCGCCGCCTGATTGGTTTTCGTAACGGGGTATTTGATACGACCAACGGTATGTTTAGCCCGCACCGCCGCGAGAACTGGCTGCGCACGGTCAACAGCGTGGACTACTCCGCGCCACGTCCCGGCGAAAACCTCGCAGACCACGCCCCGGCATTCTGGCGCTGGTTAACGCGGGCCGCCGGGCATAATCACGACAAGCAGGAGCGCATTCTCGCGGCGTTATTTATGGTGCTGGCAAACCGCTATGACTGGCAGATGTTTCTCGAAGTCACCGGCCCCGGCGGCAGCGGTAAAAGCGTCATGGCCTCGATAGCCACTCTGCTGGCTGGAAAAGACAATACTACCTCCGCCACCATCGACACGCTGGAATCCTCACGCGAGCGCGCCAGCGTGGTGGGTTTCTCGCTCATTATCCTGCCTGACCAAGAGAAATGGAGCGGCGATGGCGCCGGCATCAAAGCGATAACCGGCGGCGATGCGGTGGCAATCGACCCGAAATATCGCGATGCCTACTCCACACACATCCCGGCGGTGATTCTGGCAGTAAACAACAACCCAATGCGCTTCAGCGATCGCAGCGGCGGCGTGTCGCGCCGTCGGGTAATCCTGACGTTCCCGGAAGTAATACCGGCTAATGAGCGTGACCCGCAGTTGCTGGATAAAATCAGCAATGAGCTGGCTGTCATTGTTCGTCATCTGATGCAGCGCTTCGCGTCACCAGATGAAGCACGCGAGCTGTTGCAGGTGCAGCAGTCATCCGGCGAAGCGCTGGAGATAAAGCGACAAGCTGATCCGCTGGTCGATTTCTGCGGCTATCTGATGCCGTTGAGCACGCCCAACGGGCTGTTTATTGGTAACGCCAACATTCGCCCGATAAACCCGAAACGCTACCTCTATCATGCGTACTTGTCGTTTATGGAATCGCGCGGCCATCAGCACCCGCTCAGCCTGACGGCTTTCGGCCAGGCCGTGCCGCAAACACTGAAAGAGTATGAGCGCGTACTACTAAAGCGAAGGACTAATAACGGCATACAGACTAACCTCACGCTACATGAGGATAGCGAGGCTGATTGGCTGCCAGCATGCAGCTCCTAATTACTACCCTACGTAAACCGGCTTAGGCCGGTTTTTTATATTTTATGCAATTATCAATGCCTGCTAAGGTTCGCTAAGATCGAAGCCGTTTGTCTGAAGCTGCTAAAGATCTTGCTAATTGAGTCAACTATGTATTTTTTTTAAATTTAATTTTATTTCTGTGATTGTAGCCTTAAGTACCTGTAAACAAATCTTAGCTGTATGTTCTCTTGGTGTGAAGCCTGATGACATTTGCTGATAAGGATGAATATAATTACGAAAGTCCCTTAAAGTATGTGAGAACTTATAAGTGTCAAGCTGGATAATTTCTAAATCTTTAGCGACATCAATAAAAGCTGCGAGAGTCCAGTCATGAAAAGGCTGAACTTTACCATCACGATTCTTTGGTGAAGATTTCACTGTATTAAATGCTCGTGGATAACTTGAAGCTAACCCAAGAAAAACCCCTTCTAAAGTACTACCAGCGATTAGTATCGTAGAGAGGTAGGCTGCCGAAGTATATGTTTTTTCAATTTCATCGATCCGCTTGTTCAGAACTTCTGTTACATTAATGTCTAATCCTAAATCAGAGATTGTAAAACCACTAAACTCACGACTTAAAAAGTCAGATTCAGAAAGACTGCTGGATTTCACCGGATTCTCATTTAATTCCACTCTGTGAAGCTTCTTGAAGTTTATTTCAGCTTCGTTTCTAACTACTTGCCATTTATCGAAAGCTAAATACTGGTTAAAATCAAAAATATATCCATCCAGTTCATCAAGGCGACTAATGAAATTGATAGGATTGAAAGCTTCTTTTATACATTTATCAAGCCGTGGAGTTCCATTGATTGTTTCTAAACAATCATCTGTATACTTCCAACGAGAGGGGAAGCCTTGTCCATATGAATGATTGAAGCCTAATGCATTAAAAAACTTTACTAAATTAGGGCCGGAACGATACTCAGTCACTTCGTTTATCAAGTCACGAAGTTTTTCACTTGTTTTATTACTGATGATCATTCAAAATCCTCAAGAAATTATAACCCGCCTAGAAAGAGATATGGCATATTTTGTATCGCCATAATGCCGTTTTTATAATGTTACATCAAAGCTAATCAATTCATTAGTACTAAAACGTTCAAACTAGATTATCCAATACTTTCCGCTTATAGATTTTCGTCAGAACTTTCGGCCAAGAGCTATCTCAAGCTCCTCCTTATAGGGGTCAGAGCTGCTATAACAACATAAAGATGAGGTTTATAGCTTGAAAGAGTATTGATAATTATTATCATTTACGCGGAAATGTAAGGAGAAAAATTCAAATCTTGTTGTAATGGAAACCGGGTCAGTGACACGCTCAGAATGCGACCACTATTCAGAGCTAGCTACATATTCTTCTAATCAAATTCAGCTTTGGTGCTAGATACGTTCATAGCTTTATGATATTCCTGAGATGTCTTCTTCAAGTTCCTTAGCAGACTTTGCAATTATATAGTTAAATCGCCTTTCGATTTCACTGTCGCTCATTTTTTTTGCTTTGGCTTTGCCTACCCACATTGACACTAGTTCCCTCTTCTGAGCTATATCTAGGTTATCAAAGTTAGGTATGTATTTGAATGTATCGGCGGCTCCTCGGCGAAGTTCATAGAATGTTTTTATTAAGGATTTTTGTTTTATATCGGATGAGAGCCCGAACCGACGAATGAGATGACTCACGGTATGGTTAACGGAACGAAGTTGAGATGTTTCTGTTATTTGTGAGAAATATGATACCCATCCCAGGCGTTTCCCTTCGAATACACATCCTGTTATTCTAAGGTTGAGTTTCCACTGGCAGTAAGATATCGCACGCTCTTTATCCGCCTTACTCTTGGCCTGCATTAATGCATGTTTGTAACCGGTGAATATTTTTGCCAGTGATGCTTCAAATTTGAGAATGCTTTCATGTTTAATTAGCAATTTCCCTTGGCTTATGTGATAGCCAAGAAAGTCAAAGGATTCATTAAGAGAGCCAGTTTTAGATTTTGACTTTTCGTCATTTAATGGATGAGGATTTAAATTCAGATGTTGGAGTTTTTCAATAACATTAGATGCTATTGATTCAGCCTGTCCATCAGGAGTTAATATTAAAATATCATCAACGTAACGCATGAACCATATGTCTGGCGTCGCATTCATATCCTTGTCGAAAATAGACAAAGAAATTTCGGCTAATATGTTTGAAATTGCTAACCCCTGAGGTACTCCTATGCAATTTGACGAGACCCCTTTGCTCCCTTTAAATTCGCTTACTGTAGGAACCTCCAACGAGGACATTATTAATTTTCTAATCTCATTCTTACGAATTTTATTTTTTACCACATCAATTATTAACTTATGCTCAATTGAAGGATAGAAAGCTCTGAGATCTATCTTGGCATATTCTGTATAAAGACCGCTTTCAAGTGAAGCCTTTAGTGAATTAATGACAGCGTGTGGGAGCTTTAACCTTGATTCGGGGTAAATTTCCGTAAGGCATTCGCAGAGAGCTCGGAGCGTAATCCTGTCTCTAGCAGTAGGTATCGAAATCTGCCTCGGGTTTGAGTTGGCTCCCTTTGAAATTAGTTTCTCTTTATATGCGGTGAACTTATAACTACCAGATAGAACTTTTTCAGAGATGAATTTAACTTCACTTTTAATTATAGGTTCTAATTTGGCGGGGCGTACTCGGTCAATCCCAATAGCTCCAGATTCTTTTATCTTTTCCTTATAAATCCTCAGGAGGTTTCGTTCCGAAAAAGACTTTCTGAATTTTCGGCTAGCAGTCATAATTTATCCAAAGCATCAAGAGAGGGAGTAAATAGAAGGAGTAAGTGAATATAAATCGCTTCGCTTTCCAGCGCTTAACACTCTGCTTTTCATCATCGGTAGGGAACCTTGATCTCAATCCTGTTTGGCCTACGCGGGCTGCCTTATCATCAATATCAAGATGGTTCTCAACCTCATCGAGTAATTCATGGTATTTATCTAATTGTGCGGGTGTTAAAGGAACGCTATCAGAAGTGTTAGCATACAATCGTTGTAACGCCAGATAGTTCCTTCTCATGGAAATCGCTCTTCCGCGAAAATCGAGGTTTGAAACTACGAGAGAGATACCTAGCAAAGCCACAGAAAGTATTGACGCAATAATATCAGTATTACCCCCCAAGACTTTTGGGAAGCGTATGGATATGATGGAAAGTACTGCGCTTAATATGGCATACCAGACGAGAATGAACTGAGAATTTTTCTCTAGCCACTCTAAACGATGGTGTGCATTAATGCGTGCTTTATATGTAAACCAGATATTGTCCCGCATAAAAAACTCCATTTGATTTTTTGGGGATTTGGAGGGGCAGGAGAGATTGGAATCGTTGAACACCCTGCTAAGCAGGATCAAGCTAAAAGCTTAAACAGCAAAGGTCGCTGTTGATTATCAGAGCCGCCCTTACATAAGTAAGAGGAAGTACCTGCCCCATCCTTCTGAATTATGTCAGTTTTATCAGATTGAAGTCAATCTGTTACTTATGAATTGATTGAGCATCATCCTCTCGATTACTAGTCCTGAGACAGATTAGATTGACTGGTCAGCATCAAGTTGTTAATCAATGGATTTAGGTAAATTATGCTTAAGCGCAAAGCGGACCATTGAGATAGTAGCGCCTAGTAACTTGACATTACTAATAGTAGCTTGAGTAGCTTTTGATCATCTTTGCCAAGGTGATTACCCCCAGTGCACACTAGTGTACATCCCGCATTAAACCATTCACCACCTAAACCAATGATTTTAATAAATAAAAAACAAAAGTGAACAGTATGAACACTTTTCTCTAAAATCATTTTATTTTGGATTTAGTGCCGTGCATTCGTTATCATTGCTATGCCGTTCCTGGGTATGAGATCTAATAATTGGTACACGTTTAGGTACACAACACAAAGTTGAATTAGATAAAAACACCTAAATACATGAGCTTGCGAGTTTTGTTCAGACTCCGCCAGCGCGACCAGAACCATCATCGAAGTCCTGAGAGCCCGCAAGTTGAAAGCCTTGCGGGCTTTTAATGCTTTTATTCCCCCTCTCCCCAAATAGCTAACAATGAAGTGTTAGCGCTTCTCAATGTCATATAGGTTTGTCATGTAAACCAATACTTTGCCTAAATCATTAGAAGTATTTAGAATATCCTGCATGATTGATTAAAGTATCTATGGAAGAAACAGGCTTAAATTTTAACTAAGCCACTGTTTCAGTGGAGGAAATCACATGCCACGC